CTTTTCCTTAACTCCCCGCTTTTCCTCAAGCTTTCCGACCACCCTGTCATAATGGTCGGCCTTTGCTAAAACATTTTGAACAAGCTCGGGATGCGCTTTTTCAATATACTTGTCCAGACCTTCTTTAATTTTCTTAAGCTCTCCAGGACTTTTGCCAGATATGAGAAGGTGAGCAAGAACCGCCGTACTTCCCTGGATACCGAGACCCTGCATAACCTCTTTTTTAATTCCGGTACCGCCGAATAATTCCACTTGTGCGCCGTTCAATGCTTCAAAGGCTCCCTGTTGAATATTCTTCTCCATGCGCCGATCCACATGAATGCCTTTTTTCTTAAACTCATCCCCTTCACCTTTTCCTAAAACGGCAAAATTAATCTCATCGTATAATCGCCGGTTATCCTGGGTCGCCTTGTTGCTCATGAATTTTTCGCTGGCACGATGCAAAAGCTCATCGGGTGAAATTTCAATATGTTCCAGACCTGACAATTCTTCCAGGACTTTTGCACCCTTGGTTTCAACCTGCTTGAGTCGTTTATCAATCTTGCGGATTTCACGGAGCCGATCATTATGGGCTTCGATATGGGATTTCAAAGACAGAGCTTCCTCCAAGCGCATGGCCGTGAGGTCGTACTTTGCAGCCATAGTGTCATCTACATGGCCTGGGTCTCCTTTTTCATAAATCTGAGTATTCCCACCATCCCTGAATCTGGCCGTACCTTTGTAATTGATATCGTTATTCTCAATAGCCTGATCGCTGGATTCCAGGACATTGTGGCCTGGCATCCCCCGTTCCTTACCCATGGCCTCACCCATTTCTTTATTTCGCCTCATCTCAAGCATTCTCTGGCGTAGAGCCTCTCGCTGCTCATCCGTAATCTGCCTCTCATGCTTTTCCTTTGGAATAGGCTCGCCATCGTCATTCAGCATAAGGTGATCTTGCTCCCCTTCTGGATTAAGCTTTTTTTCGACCGGCTTGACAACCGGCTCTGGAAGGGGCTTGTAGACCGCCTGAACGTCCTGGGGCAGCGATTTGACCTCATCCTCAGTCAAACTATGCCCTACCAGGCTATCCGGCCTCCTGGCCTCCTCCGTGAGCTTATCCCTGGCGTTCTTATCCAGCTTACTCAATGCATCTTCACTTATTGCATATTTCTTAGGCTCCGGCTCCTGTTTGAACTCCTCAAGCTTGCCGGTCTTCTTGGCCGTGGTGATAAAGTCCTCACCGGTCGCATGAGCCTGGAGCATGATATCAAGCTGCTTATCCAGTTTACGGATGGCCTTATTGTGTTCCTTCTTGATCTGAGCATTCTTTCTCCTCACCGCATCGGACAATTTGGCACCCATTTCTTCCGGTGCCACACCGAGTTTTTTAAACTCAGATTTTTTCTTTTCGAGATAGAGTTTCTTTGCCGGTTCGCTCAATTCCTTGGGAGTGCCTTTACGGGCAACAACCGAACTGAGCTTTTCCCGCTTCTCCTGGGAGACCGCCCTTTTCTCTTTCCGCAATTCCCTGGATTCCTTAGATAGCTCTTTTTTCTTTACCCGTTGTTCCTGGCGAACCTTTGCGGTCTTTTTCTTTTTCTCCATATCAAGCTCGATGTGTTCCAGGTGCTTGCGCTTTGCATTCATCCCGCCACCGGCAATAATTCCCCAGGTTCCACCAGCTTTTTTCTTAATGAGAATATGACGGCCATGCAAGGGGCTGGAATCATCCGTTATTGTGATCCAGCGTTCAGCCCCGACCGGTGCTGAACCATAATCAAACGATTTTGGCTCTTTGGCTTTTTTGGCTTTGAGCAAGTCGTTATTAAGAAAAGGTATATATAATTTCATTTTTAAATATTCCACTTATGCGTTCTTATTTTTGCCGTAATCCTGGCTGCGCTATCCGCACCCCACAAACGAACCATAGCATCCCACCTTGTTTCGCCTTTCTTTTTCTCCTTGTCTGCTTTTTTGACCAGACCCGTTACGGCCTCCTTCTCTTTTTCTATTTTTCCTGATTTGTCGCCTGTACGCTTCCACCTTTTTCCTTTTGCGGTCTGCTGCAAATATAACCCTGGCTTTCCTTTTATCTGACCGGCTTTAACCAGGTCAAGAAATTCCATATTGAAATCAGAATACTCGGACTTAATAAGATCGTATACGGTCTTGTCAGATTTTCCCCATATCGGCTTTAATAAAAGGGTCTCCAGGATATCGAATATAAAATCCTTGGCTTTGGTAGCCGGAAGGTCTTTGATCTTCTCCTCAATAATCTCTTTCAGGGTCTCGGCCTTATAAGGATACGCATGTTTCTTCGCCCACTTTTTTTCAGGGCTTTCTTCTTTACCCATGAGCCGTTTCCAGCGTTTACCCTTTGGGGTCTGCGTAAGAAGAAGACCGGGCTTGCCCTTGATTTGTCCGGCCTTGAAAAGATCAAGATACATCCCCGATTTCTTAACCTGCTTTGTAGCCAGCTTATACATCTTTCCCTCGGCATCCTTTATGTCATATCCATTTTTCTCAGCCCATTCATGAAAAAGCTTATCGCTCGGATTCGGATTTTTTTTTATGAATGATTTTATGGCCTCGGGGCTGGCTTTCTTTCCCCCTCCATTTTTGTCATCGTCATCATCGTTCATGGATTTTTTAACCTTGCTTTCAACATACTTGATGAGCTTGGTATAATATTTCGGATCTTCTTTTGTGTGGTCTCCTGAAATCCATTCGTATACCTGGCTGTGTGTGGGAAATTTTTTATGTTTTTCGTAGTAGTCCATAATCTTCTTATAGGTACCCGCATGTTCTGTTTCTATTTTCATTCCAAGTGATTTTTGGCTTTTTGATTTTTGAAGAACACCGAAATTTCCGTTTGATCTTTTAAATTGCAGCATCTTTGTCTCCCTTTTTAATAACTGTCACATCATCATTATCTATAGTGTATCTTGAATACTTTTTATTGGCTTTAGGTTCCTTCTTTGGCTCCGCAGCATCCTTCATGGCCTTTTCAAGTCCATTGGTAGGACTCAGGTATATCTCTTTTAAATCCACGTCGATATCATCCACAGTGAACTTGGCTCCTTTCCCTACCAGAACCTCTTGCTCCTCATCATAATACGATATGTTTGCAATACCGACCGATTTATCAGGTGCATTGGTTATTATCTTCCACTGTCCAAAGTCGTTAGTGACTCCACGATCAGAAGAAAAGCTCCTGACTGTATCAAACTGAATTGTGTCGCCTTTGCTCCATCCCCTATCCATTGCACTCTTTTTAGAGCCGTTGTAAATAAGGCCATCGTAAGCCGGTGCGGTATCAATAAAGTTTTCCAGATTCTCAGCGATCTGAATGAGCCTATTTTTATCAACCTTGTTGACCTGTTCAAGATATCGCATTGCGCCATCGGGAATTTTTTTACCAAGCTCTACCCGCTTTATAATGTAGCTGCCGGTCGAACTTTCTTTCATTCCCATACCGACAACACTGGCCTGAGTATAAAATGAAACCGCCTCGGCTATATCTTTTGAATTTTTAAATCCAGCTTTCTTGAGGCTGCTTGCCATAGCCTTTTCATCGTACTCACCGCCCTTGCGTTTCAACCAATCGTGTGTGCGCCTGGGGGCACGTTTGACCGGTGCTGCCGGTTTCTTTTCGACCGGCTGCGCTACCTGGGGCTTTGCTCCTGGCCGGACGGCCTTGGGCTTCTCACCGATCCGCTTCCACCGCTTACCCTTGTTTGTTACTACCAGGGCAAGACCTGGTTTGTTCTTTAATGGTGTACCCTTGAAGATGTCCAGGATAAGCAGCATGGATTTTTTAACCTGGGCTTTCGCCTCGCCCTTTCTTGGTGCGCTGGATTTCACCCAGGTCTTAAATTCATCCATTGGCATGGTAACGATATTAACAAATCCCTTCCAGCCCTTTTGATAATTTGCATGATAAGCTTTCTTGGCCTCGGCCTCGTTGTCAAATCCCATCATGCATTTATGCTCATCAAATTTACCAGATTTAGGATCACACTGATTGACCACATGAACGGGCAAGCCCTCTTTGCTGCCAGGCTTTATGAAAACATCCACATGATCTTTATCAATGCCCCTGGTGCCTCGGATATATCCATAATGGTGTTTAAGCTGAGTACGCCATTTCTTACCCTCTCGGGTGACTCCCTGGCGATAAGAACCTTTGGGATTCTCAATAGAAATATCCATGCCGTCCCTGCGGTAATGCTGCATCTTGTAGTTACCGGCCTCGGCCTGGGCTTTGGATGGCATGGCTTTTTTTAGTCCAGCCTCTTTCATCCAATCAAGCTCTTTGCTCATATCTATTTCTTGGACTCTTATTTTAGTAGCACCAAACTTTGATTCCAAAACCTTAACAAATTTATTGGCCGTTTTCCTGTCCGTTATAGTTTTTCCCTGGGGTTTTTCAAGCAACAAAGTTTCATGCTTTTGACCTTTCGGAACTCCCCATATCACATATTCCTTACTTTTCTTTTGGGTCTGCTTGTACCGGTGTGCCAGTGGATCGAGAAATATCCCTGGCCGTCCTTTTATCGGCTGCGCTTTTGACAAAAGTGCCTTTCCCAATAAAACATCAAGGGGATTAAATTCTTTCATCTTAGATTCTATTCCGGCTGCTTTCTCGGCCTCGGTTTGCTTCCTTTCCTTGACGACCTTTTGATATGTGGCTTCGCTCTTTTCTTCTTGTTCCTTTTTCCCTACCCTTACAATGGCCTCGTCAATATCTGTAATTTGAGATTGAATATTGCGAATTGCGTCATTGCGTCTTTTCTCATTCAGTTGTGTTATGCTCCGCTTGGAAAACATAAAAGCATCTTTATCGCCTGTGGTTATAACTTTTTTGTTTGGCTTGTATACCTTTGCTTTCCATTCCTTAAGAGCATTCTGCAATTGAGTTTTTTCTTTTTCTAACTCTGAAACCGTCGCCTTGGTAAAAAGCGCATGACCGGCAACCGGCTCCTGGCCTGTCTTTTTCCACTTTCTCCCATGTGAAGTTTGCTGCAAAGAAAGCCCTGGCCGACCCTTGAGCGGAACGCCTTTTGACAATCCAAGATTGCCGGTTGTCTGTTTAAAAAGTTGTATCATGAAAACAGTTTTGAGAGAAATCCTTTTTTCTTTACGGCTTTGCCGGTCTGCATTCTCATACCCTCCGGCTTGTCCTTATAACTTTCATTTACCTTGTCAATCTCTTTTTCCAGATCGCCCATTACACTCTTGTTTTCTTCAATGGGAGAAGATTTGATATCTGTACCTTCCAGGCTCTCGATGGTTTTTTCCAGCCGGTCTACATAACCGGTCATGTCGATTTTTTCCTTCTTCTCCTGGGCTTCGATAAACAGCTTAACCAGGCGATCCCGCTCATCAATCATCCTGAGAATAAGGGTCTCAAAATTCCTTATCTCGATGTCCATAGATTCGGGACGGCTCTTGATCTCTTTATACGCATCGTCAATTTCTTTTTTGCGCCGTTCAATCAGATTTATTTCCCTGGAAATTTCCCCATCAATTTTCTTATGCTGTGACTCTTTATAAATCTTGAGAGCAACATCAATCTGAGGGTCTTTTTCTTCCAGGCAAATAATCTTACGCTTGTTCCCCGCTCCGGTCTGCCAGTATCCAATTGCAAACATTCCATCCCTGGCTCCCCTGGCAATTTTCTTCCTATACTGTCCACGGAGATTATTATGCACAGATGATTCCAGCCGGTTATAATCTATCCACTCACCGTAAGTTGCCAGCGCAACAATAACCATTTCCCGCATCTTGGCCGAAAAAGCTTTTGAGTCCAGGGGGATGACATCGTTTATGGAAAGAGTGGTTTTATTAATTTCCTTCTGAGATTTCTTAACGGTATCCTCGGCCCTATGTTCAGTGACCTTATCGATCCTCAAGCTCTGGCCGTTTCCAATTGGTATCTGATCTCCCTCTTTTACAGTACCAGGGTTAAAGCTATTAAAGTCCAGGATATTTGAAACTTCCTCATCCTTTTCTTCCACGGTATTTTCCGTTTTTGTCATGCTTTCCTCCGTTTAAAAAATTCATACCACTGTTCCCACTTCTTTGAATTTTCTTCTTTCATTCTCGGATATCCCTTTTCATCAATCCACTGAGATTCAGGAATAAACCTTGTCCAGTTGCAACGGCAATTAGGATGGAGCGGAATGGTCGGCATCCATATTAATGAATTGGGTCTCTTAACCCACTTCTTAGAAGCCGTGTCCCTTGTGAAATGTGATGCATACCGGCCATAGTTTGTTTTGCCTACCCATATCTGAGTTTCCCAATTACCGGGGGCATCTGATTTCTGATAGATTTTTCCGTGAATCATATCCAGGCAATGTTCGCAAGCGTCCGGTGCCGAATCGCCAACAACCCACTCGCCTTGTGCTATGGAATCCACATAGCCGTTTGAATCGCCGTATGAAACCTCGGTCACGGCCACCCTTCTCCAATCACGGTTATCAGATCCAAGCTCATGGAATAAATTCTGCCTGATTTTGCCGGTCGAAAAGTTGTTCCGGTAGCCATCCAGGATAACCCGCTTGGTGCCTTCCCGAACCTTATCAAGCTCCGTTTGTATAAGCGAACCCGTAAAGTCTTTGGAGAATAACATGCTCCTGGCAACATTCGGCTTAACCTGGTATTTCTTCATTGCCTCAATAATTGTCTTTGGGAGCTTATTGGGATTTACCAGCTTGAAGGGGAGCGCAGCCGATTCACCCGCCCTTATCATTCCCAGGAGATGAGACCGGACGGCAATCATCTCGGCCATTGCTTTATTTTTTTCAATGGATGGAAAATACTTTGTCATCAGCCGTTCTATTAAATCGGCATCCTTTGATTCATATTTTGGCATGGCCTTCATCAAAGTTTCACGCCTGGCACCAAGATTGAATTTCTCCAGGACGGCGTTTTGAAATTTTGTTAGTGGTTCTGCAAGATATAAATAGTATTGGTCTTCAAGAATAGCCTGGGGCTTATAAGTATGCGGTACCCATATTTTACTTGAGTCTTTTTCCTTGACCGCTTTTACCAGCTCACCAGCATCATCGTTTGAAATTGAGAGATAGTTTGTGAAAGCCTTAAAAATATAAGGGGATAATGAGAGTCGTTCTGTAGCGTTTAGATTGTCTTTAAAGTCAACTTTGTACGCTTTTTCTAAGCCGTTCATTTACTCGCCTTACAGTAAAGGAAATAGATTTACCCATCTCCTCCTTACTTTCGGCTGGCTTAAAGCGTCCACCGGTATTAGTTTCGGGACTTTCTTCTGTGGGTGCAACTTCGTTTCCCTCGACTGTGCCTTCCTCTCCGGTAGGTTCTTCTCCTGGGGCTGGTTCTCCTGGTGCGCCTTCTTCGCCTTCCATTTGAAATTCCCCGCCGGTTTGGGCTTTAGCCATTTTTTCTGATTGCCAGGCTTGATACAATATTGGATTTGCCGGTGCGTCTAACCATTCCTGGTTTTCGCCTTCGGGCAGGTCTTCGTCGTTCTCCTTGAGTACCTGCCTTACTGTCGTTCCGGTTTCCAATCTCAATTTTCTAATCTCAAGTTTTTCCTTAGTGCGATCATCCTTTATTCCGACCCAGGAAAATTCGTATTTCCCACCGTCGATTTCATTAAGGAAATTGTTATTAAAAATATCTGCAATAAAATCCATCAAAGGTTCAAATCCCTTGTCCTTACTCCCCTTGATCTTATCCAGGGGGCTTGCCTGGGACAATGGAGCGGAACCGATTCTGACTGACTGAAATCCAAGCTCCTCCACATCAATACGAAAAAGCGCACCGCATATCTGAGCCATGAAGGTCAAGAATTTATGCTGCTCCTCGGACGTTGCATTTTTTCCTTTGAACTCAACAAACTTGACACCACCACCGGCATCCTTTGTCCGCATGATAGGAATTTTATGCTTGTACTTTGGATTTGACATGCTTAAGTAAAACTGGTCTTTAAAATCCTGTAGCTCTGTAGTGTTCCAGTTTCCGATAACCGACAAAACACCGGCTGGCAGTTTATCTTCTGAAAATGTGCTGGTTGAAAAAGTCAGTCCGTTAATCCAGGCCGTGACCGCTCGTATCAATAACTCAAGCTCGGCCACGCCGTACCCATAAAGCCTGATATCAGTCCTGGGATTCTCGCAGATGTTCAGCATTTCATTTCTGAGAAAGTACGCAGTATCACGATTGAAAATCCTCTGCACATAAACAATGTCATCGGGATTTACGTCTTTGTTCACAAGTAGACCCGCATCGTGCAAAACGGCTGGCTGCATTTCCTGGGGATTCTTGCCCTGGAAATAAAGCTCTTTCATATACCTGGGAACCAGTGGATAAATGGTAGAGCAGTCCACGGCATAAAAACTGTGAATGTCTCCCTTCCTGACTCTCTGCAATTCAATATTAACCTTATCGCAGGTAAGCCGGTCACGGATAATCTTTGTTAAGAACTTTTTTAGTGTGTCCCGTTCCTGAAATCCTACATATCCACGTTCCCATCCTGTATGATAAAAGAATTGCTCGATCTCGGCCATGCGCTTCTTGTCCTGATCGGTGGCCTTTGCATCACGATCCCTTAACCTGATATTGTAACCAAGCTCATCCAATCCTTCTCTTGTGGGTTTTGCAAATCTTACGGCCTGGGCTATCCTGGTGGAAATAATCGCTGCTGGAATTTCAGTATCGGCCATCATCCGCAGCACATCAAAATTCAGATATCGCTTTGTGCGGATTTGTCCGAAAGATGAATACTCGTACATGTCATAAGGATCGACAATGTACGATTTGAGATCGTCAATCTGAATGCCATTTTTTTTGCGGTCGGTTAATTCTGCGCTGCGCTCCCTTATGTCCAAGACCCTGTTCTGAATATCAATGGCTTTGGTAATGCTATCGGGATCGACCCATTGGATCATTCCACCAATCTCAATTGGAATGTGATCCTTTTCTGATTTTGAAATATTGTTTTTAATAGGGAGGGATTTTTGAGGGGCAATTCCAAGAGCCTGTAACTCTGATAATTGGATCATTCATAACTCCTGATATGAAATTGCACTAGAGAGATTCAATTAACCTATTTCTTATATAAATAATATTAAGTTGCAAATTTGTCAACCTTTATAAAGAAAGCCCAGATCAAGGAGTAATCTGGGCTTTCAACGCCTGGCAATACCGAAAGGTATTGGAGTGTGTCATGCATTCCCTTATAATATACCATATCTTGCGATCTCGGTCAAGAAATCTCTGTATTTTGCGGTTTATGATCCAAAATCAAAGCCGTGAGCCTCAAAGTCTGTATCGGTAATCATCTTGACTACCATGCTCAGAGCATCGGCAATGTCCTTGCTGCCTCCTGGGGGATGGTCAACCTTATTGTGGTTAATATCCAAAAGCTGCCGTAATTCTGTTTTAAGTTTTGGATGCTGGATGCACCGGAAAAGGCCACTGTAGATCACCCGCCGTAGATGAACATAAAGCTGGTACTGTAATTTTGCCCCAAAAAATTTCACTTCTGCCTGGACTCCTTCTGATTCTAATTGCTGCTTTGCTAATTCGCTTTGCCAATGGTCATAATTAATTTTCCTCATGCCAGGAAATATCATGTTTAATACGCTCACCACATTTTGCACGTTCACGAAATCCACCGGTATCTTGAGACCGGCCTTATCCTTAATAGGTTTAAATTCTATAATGAGATCGATGACCGGCATGGACATGACTTTGAAACGGGCTGCTGCTTCGGCCAGCACTTTATTCTCAAGGCTTATCCTTTCACAGTACCCGCACACCAGGGCATAGGTATCCCCTGACAGTCCAGGATCGCAACCAACAAAGCGTATACGATTATCCCCAACAAATTTCTCATGCGTTCCCCTTCCCTTGCCAACAAACTCGCCTTTGATGTTATATGAACCCTCAGTAAGTGTGCTTCGTAATTTCATAGCCTTCAATTCTTCCAGCCGTTGCATATCATTCGATATGCACATTATCCTAAAATGTTCATTGAGATCGTCCACGGTCTTAATCTTAAGTTGTTCATCCAAGGGATTGACCTTGATCAATCGCTCGGTAATCATATCGGTAAAATGAATGGCCGTATATTTCCTCACGGCCATGACCACCCCATCTTGTTTAATCTCCCTGGTAGTAATCCCTCGGGAATACTGAGCAAAAGGCTTAAGCTCCTCATCCATTGTTTCCTCGATACGTTCTGGATGAGCATAGAAAAAACCGGTCTCGGGGGATTTCACATTGCAGTTATACGCCACGTCCGCAAACTCGGGATCGTCCTCAAATATCTGTTTCAGGTCTTCTTCTTCCAGATCGTCCCTGACCTCGACCGTCCTGGCAAGGTCTGTATAAACATCATCCCGCTTGAGGTTCGACTGATACCGCTCCCATCCATAATCAATTGTATCGTTATCGGGATAGGTTATCAGCATACCACTTCCATATCTTTTAAATGTAGCCAGGCAGTTTGCAATCACGGTCTTAAGCTGCTTCTTTGCCTTCTCATACCTGACCTTTGTGTTTGCTCTCGAAATTTCATCACCTACCCAAAAGTATACATTGAATCCCTGAAATGCATCGGCCTCGGTATTGAATGAACACATGCGAATATTACCAGGTATCTCCATTTCCTTTGTCTTGATGTCCTTTCCGTCCCTTATGTCCATCCCGCATTTTGCCTGGAACCAGTTTAGTCCGGTATCTGGATCAATGCAGTGCTTCAAGGTATTGCAAGCATTCTTGAAAAATACCTTTGTGGCCTGGCGTTCATTCACCACGGATACATTAATAAGATCAATTGTTCTGTCGGCAGTCAGGCCAAAAAAACCGTGAGGATCAATCAAGCATTTAAGCTGATATACTTTATAAATATATATGCCCTCACTCAAATAATTTTTCCCGCTTCTCATGCCCCATATCAGATCGGCCTCTTGCATTGGTGGCTTGAGATCAAACGGGTCTTCACTGCAAACGCTCAGCGCAGCTTTTATCTGGCGTTCTGATAATTTCTTACTGAGAAAGTTTTTGAAAAACCATAGAACGTCAACCGGTTCAAACCTCCATATATCATCGAAGGTCTTCTCCTCCTCCATGTACGCCTGGTCTACGATGTTTATTCTCCGGCCTGTTGCTACCTGTGGATTTGCAATGCTGCCAAAGTGCGTAGACATCACCGGCTTGATTAGTACCGATTGAATAAGATAGTCTTCGCCGTTCATCCCATCCACTTTCTTTTGAACACCGCTTTGTGTCCCTGGCAAAACCACTCATTGTCAAAGAATCCCAGGAAATCATAGTAGCCCTTATCGGTAGGTGCGATCAGAACCATTTTAGCATCATGAATATCCCGCTCAAGAACATGCCACAATCCAATGATGGCCGTAAGCCGTCCGTTCTTTTCTTCGATAACACAATAATTGAGATCAATAATAGGGTTGGCTGGCTCGAAATTTAAAATAACCTGGATTTTATAATTTTGCTTCATGTTTATAATATAACAAAAAAAGAGCCGGTAGGGAGTGAATCCACCGGCTCTCAGGTTTTACCTCAATCGGTCAGGACGAAAGGCCAATCCCGCCATGACCACGGAGTTAAAAAGCTATTTCTAATATACATTATTCTTTTGCCGGTGCAACCTTTATTATCTTCTTTACGATTTCGATAACATTCATATAGTCTTCAAAGGATTTTACCCGCCAATGCTTGATGCAATTAGATGAATTAAAATAGACTTCTGCTCCAATAGCGTCCACCACTACGGATGATTTGTGATGGATGGCACCACGTTTATCTATCCAGTAATATCCATTTCCTTGAAACATATTAATTTATGTAATTGGTTGTACCACGACCAAATTTCCTATTGCTCTTTTTCCAGCCCTTGTCCTTGATAATCTGACTTAACGCCTCTGCGTTTACTCCAAATATTTTTGCGATTGAACCTAATGGCTCCATTGATTTGGCAAGTCTCATTCTTAACCTGTTGTATTTTATGGGCTGAGTTTTTTCCAATGCCAGGATTTCATTATATCCCAAGGCTTTAATTGTACTCGTTTTCACATATTGATCCAAAATCAAGCTCCTTTATTCTGCAATTCCTACATTCAATACCGAATCCCTGCCCAAGCTCACCCTTGGAAATACACTCATGGCAAATTGGATTGTGCCCTTTAAGCTTGAACGAAAGATAGGCCGTTCTCTTAAAGCATTCCCATGCCACCCAAACAATCAAGACCGTAAGAATCAAAGTCAATAGATTGACTTGCAGCATTTCCCCTCTTTTTCATTTCGTTTTTACAGGGATGTCCGGCTGGCCGTCCGAAGCATTCAGTATTGTATAGCTGGCAAGCCTGGCATTCAGCCGACACATTACTTTCTTGATCTACAATACCCATTATGAATTACCCCCTTAAGGATGTCTCGGGTGCCACACGATAACCACGGATGGAAAACCGGCTGCATTCTTTTTGCCGTATTGCTGGTATAGAGAATTTTTCTTGCCGTGGATAATCTTTTCATCCCACATCCATTTCCAGTATTCATCAGAGCCGAAGGTCAACCGGCCTTTAACAAACCTGATCTCTATAAGTCTGTGTGGAAAACCCAGGTATGTATCCCATACATATTCGTGAAACCATTTGGTATCCGTCCTGGCCGATAACAGACCCACTACCCTGATATACCTCGAACTCTCTTGCCAGGCTTTCTTAACCCAATCCATCGTATACTTACGTCCATACGGGGGATTCATGAAAGCGCACTTGTGACCGTCCCAGGACTCCACCAGGCCATCTTGCTTCAAATCATAGCAGAATCCATTGGGAGCTTTCTTGCTTTTGGTTGTGCAGCATGGATCAAGATCAAAGTGAAATTCCTTATCCAGCTTATCATAGAAAGCCTGTGGGGTATCATGCTCACCATCCAGGGGAGTGAGATTTTCCGAGAACATTAAATCAGTATTCATACAGACCTCCATACGCCATGCTCAAGATAACCATGCCATTGGTTTTTCTCGCCACCATTTATTAGAATTGAGGGGGAGACAGTTATTGTTCCGTCATCATGCTCTGTTACTTCGTGTCCGGTCAGGTTTCCCATGAGACATCCTGGAACTTTACAATACCAGTTTCCATTTTTAGGATTTACCCCGTATTCAAATTCTTTTAGCAATAACTCGCCATCAACCGGTTCGACTCTTTTCCCTTGGAATGTTTTCATTTCAAACCTGCCTTATAGTATCCGCAGGGGGGGCACATCCCAATTGCACCTTGCTCCAATACTTTCTGGCTGCTCGGGGCAATCCATACCGGCTTATCGCACTCAGAACACATGCCACCTTTCCATTGTTTATCCGGTGCCGGATGACTCACCATTGCCTGTAATGGTAACAATAGGATTTTACCGGCTGGAATTTTATCGCCCTGATGATATAAAGCCATTGCATCTTTTTTGCGCTGGATTAACCGCCGGTGCTTTTCAAGCTGCTTTTTCTGTGTGTTCAATTCCCGTATGTGTTCCCTGGCAATGTGTTCGTAATTTTCCCACTGTTCGATCACCTGGTCAATCTCGCCCTCTTTCATATTGGGATTAATACAGAAAGGTTTATAGTAATTCACTATCATGGACATTCCACGGCCACGCACCAGGGCTTCTAGGTCTGCATCCGGGAACTTCCTTGGCTCGAACTTGAAATCAAACGGCGTAAAAAGGATGAGAGCTTTACCCAGGGTATCAGCCTTAAAATTCATCTTGGACAATTCCCGATTGAAAGCCTTCATGACTTCCATTTTGTTCTGTGCCCCCATGCTTTCTATACCCTGAACCTTGAAAAGAAAAAAGCTCTCCCCAAGATTCTCGAAGTCAATCTGCTCAACTTTTAAATAAATCTTATCAAGTAACTGTTTCGCTGCTGCCTGTACTACCTCAATGTTCATTTGTTCCTCCTGTGCGTTTGGGTTTGTCATCTACCAGGGCATTATAGAGCTTTCTCAGTTTCGTGCCCCATATATAGACCTTGATAGCTTTGCCGTTCTCAAATACAAAATCCTCATCCTTCTCCATATTAATTTCCAGTACCGGCGTTCCCTTGGTTAATCCCATATCCTTGAATAAACTTTGTTCTTCGGTTTCAAACTTGGAAAACCTCATGGCTGAATTTGCTTTCTTGTTGACGGTGAAACAAAAATTTCCCTTCCACATGTGCCACGACATAATACGGAATTTTTTCATCGAACGCCAGGTTATCAAAATCAGCGCATCGAACCTTATACTCATAGCATTTACTCTTATCGTCAAAATCAACACTGAGTATCTCGACCTCTTGAAAGAGGACTTTCAGCACTTCCCATCCACCAGGGACAAAGCCGAAGCTGCTACCGATCTGAAACCTGCCGACACGTCTTTCCATTACTGTCTCCGAATAAAACCGACCTCTATAAAATTACCTAACCCGCTCGGTTGCCTTTTCTTTTCCAGTGTGACATCGTACTCGGGAGCCATGCAGCCCTCGGGCAAAACGTCAAACTGTTTGCAGTATCCGTCATAGATAAACATGTCCCTCGCCATATCATAATCGGCTTTGCATGGAAAGAACTGGCCGAACAAAGCACTCAGGGCTTCATCGTTTGCGCCATCATGGTACATGTCCACCCTTAAATGGATTTTCCCATACCTACGTTCATGCAAGCTGCTTTTTTTCTCGGCCTTCTCATCCTTCTCACCCTCCTGGGTATTCTCTCCCTTGTCCGTTCCCTGACTCGTCATCATGGTTTTACCGCCTTCCCGTTTCTTTTAAGATGGACAAATCCAAACGTCTGTAGAATAAACACCACGGCCACGCCTATCATGGTGCCGTAGGCATTCACCTTGCTTGAACTAATTTTTTCCTCATGCTCCTTGTGCCGTTTGTTCCCCTTCACATAGATTTCATAATAATACTGATTGAGATCGTTCTGGACTGATTTGTGATCCTCTTTAAGCTCCGTGATTTTCTCATTGAGGTTCTTGACCTCGGCCTCCAATGTAATCACCCTATCCCTGGTAGTCTGCGGGATCGCCACGGATACCAGGATGAGCAGCAAGAGGGTTTTCATTATCCCTGTCTCCCCATTCGTTCCTTCCAGAATCTTTCAACCTCAGTCATGAATGCATCGGTCTTTGACAGGTTTGCCTTGTCACCATATATCATCCCAAGGATTGCATTATGGAGCTTGATAGAATCCATATTCTTTGCCTCCTCCTCAGTTATCAGGGCGATATTTACACCGACCTGTAACTGAGCGGTTATCTCAAGCTGGACAAATTTCTCATGGGCTTTCCTGGCCTCATCAAACATGCTCTCACCCTCTATACTAACACCGACTTGTTTGCAGACATCAGCCCAATCGGACTTGTTTATATGAACAACAACGGATGAGTTTGAACCCGTTTCAACATTTAAGTGAATGCTTCCATCCTCATCACGACATACCGACAACTCCTCATTTACTTGATACATTCAATCCTCCTATTGTTTAAGTAAATTATCATCCTCAGAATCCAGACCGTCACCATGACTCAGATATTCCATTGGGTCAAAACCGTCATCCACAAGAATATCATCCTCGGTTGGTGAAAGAAATTCTGGATCGTTTTCTATTTCTTTTAAAAAATCCTCATCCGCTTTCATGATTACCCCGTACCCTTTTCCTTGGTTTAAATTCACGGATTCTTTTTTCAAGCTCATGGTTCAAGCCCTTGATCATGGCATTAAGGTATTGCATAGCATTATCGTTCAGGAACATTAAATTAGCTTTTTCAATCTCGGCTTTTGCTGCCAGGACTCCCGCTCTCGCTGGTCGTGTGTTCTCGCTTATCTTCATATAACCTATCCCTCATTCTGGAAATGATTTTGTTTATAAGAAACTCATCAAGCGTTTCTGGTTTGAAATCTCCTATCTCATCCATTGGTAGTGCTTGTCACAAAGGTCTGGTCTATCAGGTGAATTAATTTAATCTTGTCATCCGGTGTGCAATTAACAAGCTCCCACATGGTCTTGATATTCCCCAGGGCATATTCAAATTTA